CAATCTCAGCTGCGAGGAACTCTTCAAGCAGTCGCGCTTTCATGCGGTCGATCTGATGTTCGTTCATTTGTCTCCGATCATCGACATCAAGGTCGTGAAGGATTCGCCGCTCATGGCGACGTACCAGTCAGCAGGGTTTGTCTTGCGTGTGCGCTTGAACCACACGACGCCGAAGCGGCGACCTGCGTGGTGTGCCTGGTCGTTGGCTCGATCTATCCAGTGCGACAGTTGGCCCGCGTAGCTCGTGTAGTTCTTCACGTCGATGCTCGGCCACTCAATGATCGGCACAAACAGATCGCCACGATCATCAGTTGCGCCGGCTGGGATGCGTTGCGCGCGCACGCCAAGAGTTGCGAGATACTCGACGACGGCACGCTCTGCGTCTGAGCCTTTGCGTTTCTGTGGGTTGGTCACAGCACGCCGCCAGTGATGAGCCAGACCCACAGCATCACGATGAAGACGATGCAGAAGACAGCGCCCATTGCGAGCCAGTCGGAGGTCATCGCTTGACCGGCCATGCGAAGATGCCGACCGCTGCAGTTGCACACAATGCAACCAGGGCGATCATCGGACCAAGAAGATCAGACTGCGCGATTGCTTCGACTGGTGCCGGCAGTAATGCAAAGCCGACGACGAGTGCGCTGAACTGCAGCGCCTGTTTCAGCGTCGCGCGCTTCACGCTGCACCGTCCGGCGTGAAGTTGCTTGGGTGGTGATAGCGCGACGTGATTGCCGTCCACTCGTCATCGCTGACTCGTGAGTAATTCGTGACTGTTTGTGAGCGCTTCGTCTCTGCGCAGTTATGGCCGAGAAACGCTTGAGCCTGAGCTGCGTCGTCGTCGTGCCAGAACACTTTGCGACAGTTGGCACAGGTGATGTTCGCGCCGCTCATGCCGCACGCTCTGGCGTGGTGGTGTGGCGTCCGATCCACTTGTCGATCGCAACGATGTCGAAACGAAGCCGACGATCGATGCGCGTGACGGGGATTCGGTTCTGCTTGACCAGCTCGTAGATCGTGTCCTTGCTGAGACCGGTGTATTCGACCAGCCAGGGAAGGTCACGAAGTCGCCCAAGTTGGCCCGATTCGGTGGTGAGTGGCTCCATGCCGCTGCACCGTAATAGCAACCTATTTGCTAGTCAAGCATTTAGATCATCAGTAGTGTTTCTATTACGAATAGGAACTGGTACAGTCAGTAGCGGAGCAGAAGAGTAGGGGCCAGTTTGGCATCTTCTGTTCTAAGGTCAGGACAGCAGTATGGCTAGACACAGCAACACATCCAGCGCTCAGCGCAAGGCGTTCGGCGTCGCTTTAGAGACAGCGATGGCCGCAGCGCAGATTCGGTCATCGGCCGAGCTCTACCGGCGCGGCACCGCTGCTGGCATTGACAAGACGCAGAGCGCTTTCACGCAATGGGCTCGTGGCGTCTCGGAACCATCTCGACCTGAGGTGCTGATCCTTGAGCAGATCTGCGACGTTGAGCCAGGGCACCTCTCACGCCACCTGGGCTGGGTCCCCGTTGGCGTCAGTGAAGAGACCACGATCGAGCAGCTGATCTTGGCCGATCGGGATCTCACCGACGCCAACAAAGCCACCTTGCTCGGGCTGCTGGAGCAGCTGCGGCGAGTCCAGTAGATCGCCGACAATTCGCAGCTGCGAGACGACCGCAGCGCAGCGCTCAAGGTCATCGCCAGCGACATGAGCAGCGCACACAAAAGCCGTGAACCATTGGCTTTTTGTGAAGTCGTCGCTCATAGAGTCGAAACTAGCGAGCCCCTCTGACAGACCCATTTCGGGGGGGGGGGGGTGATTGCCTTCGCCATTTCGACCGCCGTCTGAATAACAATTCTCCGCTAGGAGTCTGCAACCTAACCGTGACCAAAGTCACGCGCAAGCGGTAGCACCTATTTTGCAGATCTCAGGTCGTCGAGGTCGCCAGCCAGTTCGGCATCCATGCCAGCCATGAGGTGGCCGTAGCGATCCATCGTGATGGCGATTGAGGCGTGGCCGAGTCTTTGCTGGATGGCTTTCGGGTGAGCGCCCGCATTGATCGCCAGCGCCACTGAGGTGTGGCGTAGATCGTGGAAACGAGGCATGTTGACGTATGCCGGTTTGAAGTTTCTGATGACTCGCTCCCCCATGCCCGCCGCATAACACGCTGGATACCAGGTGATGTAGCGCCAGTCTTCCGAGATCGGGTTGCCGCGAGTTGAGGTGAAGATCAAGTCGGTCGGCTTGGGTCCGGTGAACTCTTCCATGTGAGCCTCAAGCTCAATCGCCACAGATGTAGGCAGGACGATCGTGCGCAACCCCGCTGCAGTCTTGGGGTCTTCTCTGATCCATTCCTTATCAAGCTGCATCATCTGACCGGCGACAGTGATGCGCGCGCCTTGGACATCCATGCGCCGCAGACCTCGCAGCTCAGACCAGCGCAACCCGCCATAGGCGGCGATGAGTACGAAGCACTTGTATCGCTCGCCGATGTTGGCGGCGATGTCTTCGATTTGCTTGACGGTAAAAGTCTCCATGTCTCGTCGAGGCACTCGAGGCGCTTTGACTTTGTCGCAGACGTTGGTCGCAGTGATCCCTTGCTCGGTTGCCCAATTGAGCATTGTGGCCAAGGTGCGATGGTGACGCTTCACCGTCGAAGGTGCCAGCCGTTTCAACTCCAGAGCCAGCCACCGCTGGATCTCTACCGGCGCTAGGGCTGAGACTTTGACGTGGCCGAAAGTCGGCAGGATGTGTCGCTTCAGGTCTCGCTCATAAGTCCACACGGTGCCAGGAGCAAGGTGAATTGAAGCCTCAATCCATCGCTGGCCCAATTCGGCCACCGTAATGGAGCTGTCGTAGGCGGTCTTGAGCCCTCGCTTGATGTCAGTCGTTCTTGAGGCGACGAAGTCTGCAGCCTCTTTCTTGGTGGCGAAACTCTTGGCCCGCTGAACGCCATTCTCATCTCGCCAACGTGCCCTGAACTTGCCTCGATGGTTGTCGATCGCCATGCGCCACCCCTTTGCAGCCTGTAGCGGTACACCGATTTTACACATAAGTGGCCCGATTCGCACCGATTCGGGCCAGTTTGGGCCATTGTGCCGATCTGCAGACGTACAGCGAAACTGTCCAGAAAACGTAGAAAAACCCCACATTTTTGCGGGGTTTTTCGGTGCTCTTACTGCTTCAGTTTTGCTGACATTTTTTGGTGTCGGAGGGGGGACTTGACCACCTAACGATCGCCAAGGGGTGTATGGCATCGCAGGCATGTGGTACCCATAACGGTACACCTCGCGCATTGCCCTCTGTATGGCCCGTAGAGCGCCTGTGAGGAGCGTCGCCGGTAGTTGGGCCAGACGCAGAAGATCCCCCGCCGTGGCCTATTGGCACTAGCGGGGGATCTTCGCAGACCGGCTCAGTTAGGTGTTGCGGGCTCAGCCCTTGAAGGTCTGATCGCTTCCATTCGCAGCAGCAGGGGACTGCGTGATCGAGCCGGGGATCTTGCTCAGAGAATCTCTGAGCCTGGAGGGATGGTGGCGTTCACTGGCAGCGTCATCAGTGAGGTGGTGCCCTTGTCGCCGATGCCAGCCGAAGCGATCGAGCTCAGAAGACTGAGCACGCCAGCGGTGGCGGCGGTGCCGGCGATGGCTTGCCAGTCGGCGGTGAACCAGTCGAAGGTCGTCGCAGCAATGACGGCGATGAGCGCCTGAGCGACTGTCTTGATCGCGCGCTCGGCGGCTGACTTCCAGAAGGTGGCGGTGAACATGGTCATGGCTCCTGTGTTGATTGGGTGAGAACGGTGAAGGGTTCGCAGACGCTCGTCGAGTGCAGCGCAGCTGCTCGCAGCGCCATCTCGACTCGAGCTACTGGGTCACCTTGTGTTGAGGCCAGTGAGCCAAGCGCTAGGTGATCGCCGCAGCCGATGGCTTCGTAGCCGAGCATCGAGCGCCCGACGTGGTAATCCTCGTCAATGCAGTAGAGAGCGCCCCGGTAGCCGACCAGGAACACTCCCCCGCTGTCTTCGTTGTCGCTGCTCTTGGCGAAGCCTCCCTGGTGGAAGAGCTTGCGGCAGGCGTCGACAAAGACGGTGCACATGTGGCTCATGTCGTCGTCGGTGATCTGCTTGGGCACCTTGAGTCGGTACTGCAGCAGCTGGCCCATGCGGAACGAGTCGCAGTAGCCGATCAGATACTCACCAACGGTGAACACTTTCGGCTCGGTGTAGCGAGTGATGCGTGTGTCTTCGACTGCAGCGGCGTCGCCGCCGATGATGACGGTGCCGTCATGCTCGAGGCCGACGATGCAGGTCACGACTCACGCTTCCAGAGGTAGGCGTTGCGAAGGTGCACGACCATCCACACGCAGGCGAGGACGGTGAAGGCGGGCAGCGGTTGAGGTCCGAGCGTTGAGTAGGCGAGAAAAGGCACGCCGGTCAGTGATGCGGTCAGGCACCATCCCCACCAGATGCGACGCTCGATGACGAGCGCGTAGACGCCGAGGCCAGCCAGATCGCAGGCGAGTATCAGCCACGACCAGACCTGCTCACTCATCTTCGAGTTCGTCGAGGAAAGCAACCAGCGACTCATCCATTGCTTCGTCGCTGGCGTCTGACCAGACGGCGTAGAGACAGTCGGCGTAGCCGGCGAGGTCGACGATTGAGTCACGCACCATGTCGGCGGTGAACTGCTGATCGAGTGCGTTGCCGATGCGTGAGAGTTTGACGCTCAACATGAAAGCAACTGCCTCAGGCACGCTGAGAGTGACGCCAGTGATCGCTTCAAAGATCTCGGCTGTTCGGGAGTAGTCCACGCTTGGGTGGTGGTACAGCGCACCTCTCGGGCCGTGGACAAGTGCGTTGGCTTCGGCGGTGACTGAGTCCCAAAGTGGTCCCGGTTGAGTGTCCACAAGTGCCTCCCTGCAGGCGGTGGTCAGTAGATGTGAGCGGTGAACTTGGCGAGGCTGACGCCTTCGTAGCGTCGGCACAGATAGTCGAGGCTGACGAACATGGGGTCGTAGCTGCCGTCTTCGACCTGGTGCTTGACGATCACGCCACGCCAGTGAGCGTTGCCTTGCGGCCCCTTGTAATCTTCGTTATGTAAATAACAAGCGCCGGCGATGAGACCGTGATGGCTTCGACCGGCGACGAACCTGATGGCGTAGTCAAGTGTCTGCTGGTGGCCCATTGTGAAGGTGTGGCCGATCTGTTTGAGTCGACCTGCCGCTGCGCCGCCCAATGGGCGGCCACTCATCGGCTGGACATAAACATGGCAGTAGCCGACACCATCGATGAACACTGGCTCGAGGTACCGATGCACCTTCCAGCCGTGGGCTTGATAGTTGAGATCGTCGGTGGAGATGAGGCCGTGCAGTTTGGGATCATCGTTGGTCGCCCGGTTGATGCGGTCCTCATGATTGCCGAGCGTCAGATGCAGCTCGGGCTTGTAGAGCTTGTCCTTCACCTTGCGCTGGTGATCGTTGAAGCGCTCAAGCGGTGCGCACAGAATGTCGAAGGCTTCGTTGGCTGCTTCGATGTCATCGTTGTAGCGGCGACCCTCGAAGGATCGCTTCCCGATGTCGTAACTGCTGAGGCTTGGCATGTCGGCATGGTCGCCAAGGTGCACGATCACGTCGGGCTTGCGCTCGATGATGTAGGCACCGATCCACTCGAGGTGGGCAGTCGGGACTCCTGGCTTGGCTTGCGTGTCAGGAATGACTAGGTGCGTGCGCGTTGAATCAGACATGCAGTCGCCCGTCTGTTGAGGGAAAGAACTACCAGCGACGCTTGCCGCGATGGTGCACAGCCTCATGGCGGTGCAGCTCGTCGGTGACAGCGTCGAAGCGTGCGTCGACCTTGGCGTCGACGGCACGAACATCGCCGCCGATCTGCTTCACGTCGCCGATCAGTTCGTCGAAGCGTTCAGCGTTGGCGCGCGCGTTCTGGTCGTGCTGGTCACGGTTCTCGGTGCGCAGCTTTACGATCTGCACGACGAGAGTGGTGATGGCTCCGAGCACAAGTGTGATGCCGGTGAGGATTGCGACCCACTCGGCAGCGCCGAAGCCGGGACCGTCGCTGATGGCCGTCGAGGCTTGGGCGAGCATGACGAGTTACTTCTTGGAAGCGTTAATCGAAGGCACCAGACCGAAGTTGCCGAGGATGGCAGGGTCAACGTCGCCGATCATTGTGATGCCAGCCTGCACTGCTGAGGCGTAGGCGTCAGCGTCGAGGTGCACGGCAATGTTTCCTGGCTGGGTGATTCGATAGACCGCACCGTCACGGGGGTCACGAATGAGAGCGTCTTTCACGTCGTCCTCCTCAGGACTTGGAGTTGGTGTGTCGTATTCGGGGAATGCAACCTCGGCGATGCCGCCGCCGTTGAATGGGTGCCAGAGTCGCTGAACTCGTGAGCCGTTGACGTTGCCGTTGATAGCGGTGACTCCATTGGCGTCGACGCTTTCAACCATTGCGATGTGGTCGTAGCCGCCTGGTGTTGAGTTCCACTCAAAGGCGATGAGCGCACCAGGACTCGCAGCGCGCGCGTCGTACGAGGTGCGACCCTGCGCTCGGTAGTAATCAAAGTGCGCCGACACCCATGCGAAGTGAGTCGGGATGCCAGCAGCAGTGAGGCAGTAACTCTGGAAGATGTCGCACCAAGCGGTGCCAGGTGCTGCTGGATACCAAGCCCAGAAGCGCTGGCCACCTTCGCCGAGGAAGCTGCGCTCAATGTCGAGAACCTCGTCAACGGTTGCCATTAGGCCGGTGCGCCAGCGGGGCCGATGTCCTCAACGCCGATAAAGATCGGAATCAATGCCGAGGCTCCGTACTGGTGATTGGTGCCGACGATGGCTGCCGAGTACAGGTTGCAAGCAAGCGTGGCGTTAGTTGCTGTCGCTGTGTAATACGCCACAACGGTTGCACCGTTTTCGCCTGAGTTGGTTTGCGAGGTGAAGACGCGCTGGCCACTTATGACCGTGCCGCCAACGACAAGCTGAACTTCGGCGGTGTTGAGAGCACTGGTTGAAAAGTAGAACGGCGTGAAGCCGGTGATGCGGTAGCGGCGACGATTGATGACACTGAGAGTGTTGCCAGTCAGGATTGTGGCGTTGTTGCCGCTCGTCACCGTGGTCGTTGTTTGCGTGTATTGAACAAAGCCCCAAGGCATGTTCCAGGGCTTTGCCCACTGGCCGGCAGAGTTGTAGACCTCGATGCCTTCGGTGGACGTGTTGGTGGTGAGCGTTGACACCATGCCCGCAAGCGGACCAGTGATCGCTGCAGTCCGTGCGGCAGTGCTGGCAAACGGCGACACGGATTGATCGCGCACCGAAGCGTTTGCCCAGGAGCTCGTGATGTTGGTGCCGCTGACGATTGTTGTGTAAGCCATGAGAGCCTCCTAGGCCGGTGCGCCGTATGGGCCGCAATCTTCAACCGTCAAAGTGGTCGGAGCGTTGGCACCGTAAATTTTCAGCGTGCCTGTTGAGGCGTTTGCTTGCACGTCAAAGGTCACAGCCCCGGTAGTTGTTGATTTAAAAATGCCATAGACCATGAAACTTTGATCGGCGAAGGTTGAGAAGTTTTGTTGGATGCCGTTAAATACGGATGCTCCTCCTGCGCGAATGTTGAAAATGTTTCCTGCGCTTGCCGAAGTGTTCAAGAAGCGACAGGTGAACGTGCAGCGATAAAAACGATTAGCCACAACCGAAACCGATCCGGTGATGTTGGGAATCGTTGCCGGGCTAGTTGTGAAGTCGCGCGTATTCACAGTATCCACTGCATGTAATTGCATTCCCCACGGCGCATTCCAGCCTGGACCCTTACGCCAGCCGCCGGTTGCGCCGTGGTAGACGTACAGGCCCTCGTTCGCATCGTTGCTGTTGATAAAGCAGACCATGCCAGGAAGCGGTGAGGTGATGGAAGCGTCACGAGCACCAGTTGAGTCGAACGAAACAATTGTTTGATCGCGGACGTTGGCGTTGGCCCATGAGGCCGTTGCGTAGGTTCCGGCGACAATGGTCGTGTACGGCATCAGATGTCCTCTGCTGGAATTGGATCTTCGGCAAGTTGAATCACGCCGAGGTATTCGCTGGGAATGCCCGAAATCTTCAGCGCCTTGAATACGGAACTGGCGACCATTTCGCCAGTAATGGCAGCGTCGGTTGCTGTGAGTTCCCAGCCTGCGTTCAAGTAGCTCGACGCATCAGTTGCGTCGGTGCCGAACTGCGCACACCATCGAAACCCTGCAGGGATCGTCGGGTGCTTGTCGGTGTCAATTGGGTGAACGATGACGGCAATTACCATGACCAAACTCCTGAGTCCCAAACAAACTGATCCCATGGCGTGGTCATCGCTCGCAACACCGTTGCCGATGTGAACTCAAAACTCACTGTCCAGTTGTCCGGGGTAATGTTGTGGTTGATGCGTTGCACGAGGCAGTAGCGCACGAGGCTTGTCGGCAGCGACGTTGTAAGGCGTCGATCCATGACGATCTTGCAGCCCTCTCGCAAGCCAATGCCCAGAAGAAGAGCCCACGGCGAGAGGGGTGCGTTCGCCACCGTCGTCTCGGCTTTAGGTAAAACCGTCAACGATTCCACGCGCATTTCGGGCGACTTTGACAAGGCAAGATCTTTGGTGGCGGCGGCAAGAACGTCAGCGTCAGAAGTGCAAAGCAGGTCCGAGCGAGACACCTGGCGATCTCCATACAGAGACCGCGATGCTTCGTCGGTGACTGTCTGCACTGCTCCACCCTCGGATGAGTACGAGTAGATGTTCTTTGTCAGCGAGCCATCGTAGGAATAGGCAATGTCTGAATAGAAGAACTGCGCAGCACTACTTGATGGATTTTTGATTGTGGTGAAAACGTATTGGTCAAACGTGGCAGCTGCTCGATTTCGCAACGTGTACATGTTGTCGAAGTAGCAGGCACCATCGGGGCCGAACCAAATCGCGCCGCTCTGAGAGTCAGCAACAAGCTGCAGCTCGTTCATGGCGTTACCTTCAAGTGTCGTGGCTTGAAGAGCGGCAGTGCCGGCCGAAAGGTACTGCTCGCCAGTAAAGCCAACAGACGACAAGATGCGCTGAATGCGAGAGACTGCAGACTCGCCAGCACCTGAGGGAGTTTGAGCGAATCGAGTGAAGTCTCCGATGCGACCCTCAACGCCAACAAGTGACACTTCGACAGTGGCGTTTCCACCCATGTCTGGGTACTGCTCGTTCCATGCCTGCACATAACCGGTGAAAAGTGTGTATGCCTGCTCAGGCGTAACAGCGCGAATGCGCGCTGGGCGCAAAGGCCCAATGCCGGAATACTCGCCGACCCGATAGGGCGACGACGTATTCAGGGGTGAGAAGCGGCCATCGGTATTGTCAAGCGAGATTGATGCCGTTGAGGTGTTGTACTTGTTGGTGTCACGGCTAAAGCCACGATCCGTCGAGACGCCGCGCACCCATTGTGTGATGTCGGTGTAGACCGGCGTGTTTGATGACCAGATTGCGCTTGCGTTGTCCCAGGTCGCCGTGTCCCAAAGGGTGCGAAGAGTCGGTGCGTTTGATGTGCCGATGTCGCCGACCGCTTCGGAAAAGTCAATTTCGACATACAGAGAGACGCCTTGACCACTGATGTTTGTCCATCCTCCGACGCCCATCAGTTTCTCCAGGAAGTGCCGTTGGTCTTCTCGTAGCGCTTGATCGCATTGACAACGTCGGCACCGTTGGTGCCTGGCGGCATGTTGATCGTGACGTTTGTGATCGAGGTGCCGCCGCCACTGCTTGAGGACAGCATCTGCTTCGTCTTCTCAGCAGTGACGATGGTGCCTGCACTGTCGGGCCAGAAGATCTCAGGGCCGAGTTCGCCTACAAGATGCGGCGTTGACATGCGACCGCCCACAGCCATGCCAGGGCCAATTCGGCCGCCCATTGCGTTTCCCTGGACGGGAGCTAGACCGGGACCGCGCACTTCGTACTTCTGGCCGTTGATCGTGACAACAGAGCCAAAGGGCAAATTGATGCCGAGATCTCTTTGCTTTGCAAGCAGCCAAGTGAGTTTGTTGTCGGCATCGGTGATGTCGGCAGTGAAGGTGAGGCTGTAATTGCCAGCCGCCGTTTTCGCCTTGTTGGCGATGTCTTCAAGTTTGCCGATCAAGATCTGCGCCGTCTCGGCGTCGATCTGATGAGCGTCCTTCATTGCGTTGATCTTGTCGATGTTCTGCTGCAGCAACTCTGGATGATCTTTGAGCTGAGCGCCGAGTGTGTTCATCTCCTGCTCAAGAGCGAGAGCTGAAGTGAATGCTCCGGTCTGCGCTGAATCAAGGCTTGAGTTGGCTTCAGCAAGATCTTGCGCAGCCTTCGCTGCTTGCGGCGAGTTCATGCCGTATTTCTTCACGGCGTCGTTGAGTGCAAGCTGCGCAAAGAACACTTTGAGCTTTGCGTCTGCAAGGTTCTTCTGTGCTTCTTCGTCTTTCTTGGCGCTGTCAATTGCGTTGAGGAATGGATCGAAGCTCTTCTTGAGCACGTCGTTCAATTGTTGAGCCGCAAGTGCGTGGTTGGTCGTCTCATCTGCCGCAGCCTTTTCGGCTTCTGCCAGAGTCTTGGTGGGACCAACCGCAGCGCTTGCCGCAGCGACGGCGTCTTCGAGGGCTTTCTTCTGCTCCTCAAGAGCGGCCTTGTCTTTATCCTTGCCTGTAAGCGCATTCCACAAATTGCTGACGGCGTTGTTTGCGTACCCGTCGCCCATCTCTTTCTTGAGAGCATTGAGCTTTCTTGTGACTTCGTCAAGGTTGGCCTTGAGCTCATCGGCGCTTTTGCCCGATAGGTCACCAAGCGCTTTGACGCCTGCTTCGCCAGCTTCTTTGAGTCGCTTTTGGTAAAGGTGAACGCCGATTGCGAGAGCAGCAATTGCAGCAGCTGCGACGCCGAATGCCATCGGAGCGCCCGACATCTGAGAGAACAATGTCTTCATACCGCTGACTGCAGATTTGGAGTAGGTCGCAAGATTCGTGAGCTGACCGACGATGAGAGAGATGCCGCCAGCAGCGACGAGGCCAAGGCCACCGAACACGGTGAGCGGCCCGATCACGTCATAGACGGGGCCGGGTATGTTCTTGAAAGCGTTGGTCATCGTGTCAAGGACCGGGATCATAGAGAGCCCGATCTGCGTCTTGACACCATCAAACGCTGCGTTGAGTTCACGTTGCGATTTGATGTGATCTTTGATGGCGCCGATGTTGTCCTGGGACAACACGAGCCCCATCTTCTCGGCAGCGTCTGAAAGATCCTTGATGCCCTCTTTGCCTCTGTTGAGGAATGGCATCAGATCCATGCCGCTACGCCCGAAGAGCTGCAACGCTGCTGCGGTCTTTTCGGGGCCGTTCGGCATGCTCTTGAACTTCTCAGCCAAGTCGGGCAACACTTCGCCCATCGAGCGCAAGTTGCCGTCTGAGTCACGAGCGCTGACGCCTAGTTTGTCAAAGACTGGCGCGTTGGCTTCCATTGTTTTCGACAACTTGCCGAGACCGACTGCCAGTGAGTCAATCGGTACGCCGCTCATCTTGGCGGCATAGGCAAGCTTTGATGCTTCTTCTGCAGTGAGGCCGGTGTAGCGCTGCAGCTTCATCACTTCACGACCGAGGCTTGTCGCCGTATCAGCAGAAGCGACACCAACGGCAAGAAGGCCGGCACCAGCTCCCAGCATGGCAGCGCCGACCTTCGTCATGTTGGTTGAAAGTTTTGAACCTTCCGACTCAGCCTTGCCGAGATTCTTTTCGGCAGAGTCGGCGACCTTTTTCATCTCATTGATCGCACCAGCCGCATCAGCGGTGATGAGAATCGCAAGGCGTTCAAGTAGTGCCACGGCAGTTACTCCTTGCGAGAGAGGAAGAGAGCGAGGTCACCAAGACGCTGGCGACGAGTTACATCTGGGGGCCAATCAAACTGAGTGGCAAACCTGACCAGGTAATCGGTCAGAGTGGCGTATCTAAAGGGGCAGGGTTGACCTCCTCGCGCTTGATAGCGCTAAGCAGATCCACCACCTTGAGGGTCTTGAGTTTGTCGCTTGCCTCTTCGGCGGTGAGGTCTTGCCGTTGCGAAAGGCAAACAGCAAGGATTGCTCGACAATGTCCAGCCGACGTAACCGGCTCAATGTTTGCCCAACTAGCGCCAATCATTTTTTCGATCAGCATTGCTTCGTTGAGGGTGAGATCGTTTTCGTGAATGACAAGATCAAGGTCGGGGAGGTTGATCGACCAAGTCATTGCAGCTGCACCTTCAGCGAACCGAGCTTGTATCGCTTCGAGAACAGTTGCAAGATCGCCGTCGAGATCGCCAGCGGCGATGTGTTGTGCGATGTCTTGACCTGAGGGTGCAGTCATTAGAGGGCTCCTAGGATTGACTTGCCAGCACCGAGTCCGGCTTTGGCAAGGGCGAGTTTGTATTCAGTGCTGTAAACCTCGGGGCCGATACGGATCGCAGCTTCTTTCGCTGCAGGCCAAGTTCCGGCCTTGCCGCTCGTGCCAGGGTGGAATGCATAGGGACGCAAGTTGCCACCGATTGTGAGCGCTTGCTTTCCGTTGAACTCACGAGTGATGCCACCCCTGTTGGTGACTGTCGCTGCTCGCAACTTCCCAAACGCTCCACGGTTGCTACCGCCAAACGCTGCGTTGGCTCCGAGCCTCGCTGATCGAGCTTTCAAGCCGCCACGAGTAGCGAGACGCCTGGCGCCAATCATGTGCGCCTTGGTGTCACCGAACACCAGGTGAACGGGACCACGAAACGCCACAAGCGTTGTGGCGTTCATGCCGCCTTGTACGTCGTAGCCGACATTCCACTTGCGGCGCGCAATCTTGTTGGTCGGCGAGATGCCAGCCTTTGATTGAGCGATGCCCAGCCACGCAGTCTTGACGGCCATGCCGGCCTTGTTGGCTCCTTGCTTCTTTGCGTCGGGGAACGTGTTCTGCACGTTTCGGCACTTCTTGACGAAGGCTGCGACGTTTGAGCCACCAAGACCAGCGACGGCCATCAGATCAGGAGGTGGTGCGGGTGAGGTCGCCAGTGCGGGGCCAGGTGACGCTGAGCACTGATAAATCACCGGTCTTTCCAGAAACTGGTTTGTACTGAGTTACGAGGTACGAGCCTGAGTAGAGGGGATTCGTTGCCGACGTTGCAGCTGATGTCGCCTTCACGGTGACAGTGACAGCGGTGCCTCGTGCGGCCCAGAGCGTGGCGTCGGTTTCGCCTGCGGCGTAGTCCTGGTGCATCGAGATGGTGATTGAGCCGGACTTGAGTCCACCTACGCGGGTTTCGTTGCCCGAGCTGCCGAAGTTCGTCGTCTTGATGTCGGCGGTTTCGTCGTTGATTTCGACCGAATCGATGTGATCGGAGAGGTCGACACCAGCGATGGTGATGATTGGTGCGGTGATTACAAAAGCGGCCATGTCGGCCCTCCATGTGTACGCAAAGAAGCACCGCAAGGGCGCTCTTTTTTGGTTGATGTGGAGAGGGTGTGTGAAGCGGTTACTGAATCGCTGCGAATGCTGCGAATGTGAGCGACCCCGTTGAGCCGCCGATGGTGTAGGAAACGCGCCAGTTGGCGTCAGTTGTCGCAGTTGTTGAGGTGCCAAAGCCGGAGCCGATAGCGCTGATCGATCCCAGCGTCACTCGATCATTCGGGCTGCCAAAGCCTGAGCTTGATGCTGACTGCAGCTTCGCAGTGATCGTTCGGTTGCCTGTGGCGGCGAGAACGTGCACACCGAAGTAGGCGGTCTGCGTGGCCGATTGTGCGCCAAGGCTGACCGAAGTGCCAGTGCCTGAAGAGGTGACCGCTGTTGAGGGCGAGAGCACCATGCCAGCAAGCAATCCTTCGGCCTGAGCTTGTTGAAGTGTGGCGTCGATGCGTGCAGCGTCGCCGACCTTCAATGGATCTTTGAACGACTTGAGCAAACCGCGCATCGCATAGACACGATCGCCAGCGGTAACGGTGCCGCCGGTTGGGAATGCGCAAGCGGTGAACAACTCAATCGCGCCACCACGGTTTCCTGTGATGGCCGGTTCGCTGATTGCTGGCTCAAGGAACGTCATCACGTTGACGGTGGCGTCTTCAAGACCGGCGACGTTCTTCACGTTGCCGGAATCGGCAAACGTCGTCACTGGCACCGTTGCAAACGATGAGTCGATGTTGACCTCGTTTGCAGCGCTGGTGAGGTCAAAGCCGCCGTACCAGATGGCGCAATCTCTGAGAATGGGCACGAATGACTCCTAGCGTGCGTAGACGGTCACGGAGAACTCGCCGCCCCAATACTGGAGCGAGGCAACTTCTTCGGAATTGAGTGGGCGAAACGATTCAACGATGAGCGACTCAGCTACTCCGCCAAGCGTGGGATCTGTTTCGATCGCTGCTCTCACCGATGTTGATGAGCCAGGATCGGCGAAGGTGTCAAGGGTGTGTGCTGCTTGATCAAGTAGCCCTTGAGCGACGAGGACATAGATGCTGAAGGTGTACGCCTTGAGTGCAGTTGTCGAATTGAAGCTGCGGTGATACTCAATTGAGGGCGTGATGACTACGGCAGCGGGCGGTGTGATTTGCCCTGGCTCAGCGGCGTAAGTGTTCAGGCCAGTAATCGTTGACAGCGCCGTCACCAAGCCTGTGCGAATCTGGCCGACAGTGCTCATGCGATACCGAGCATCGAATTGCCAGAACGGTATGGGTGAAGCAGCTGCACTGCTTGCGGGCTCATTCTGCCGATGCGCACTGCACCCATCTCGCCGAAGCCAGCAACACCAAACGGAGCCTCACGCAACTTGAAGATCTCGCCAGCGATAATCAGACATGCTTGTCGGACGGGCTCAGGAACTGTTGCCCATCCCCATTTTGCAGTGACCTGAAGTGATGGCAGTCTCGTCTCAAGCGGCAGCACTGGCGTTGACCAGCGCAGGCGATAAGTCGGCAAACCGCTAATGCCATCTGCGACGCCGTTCAGAGGTTCAGCAGTGAAGTCAACGCCCGATGTGTAGGTCTTGTCGTAGGTGCCGTCATCGTTGCTGGACAACTTCACCGACGAGATCTGCCAGGCGTCGTCAATGATTGCAACGCTCTCATCTTTCGACCAGTAGACACGAGCCGTTGCTGAGTCGTCGGCATAGAACCGTCGAGCAGTCCAGCCGTCAATCTCGCGCGAGGCGGTGTTGATCGCCGAGGCAAGGTCGTTGGCATAAGACGCAGCCGAGACGGTCATGTAGGTGGCGAGGTCAGCGGCAGTGCAGTAGCCGTTGGTGACTGTGACTGTCATAGCCCTGAGCCCTTCCAAGGATTGAACACGACGCCAAGTGCAACGAATGGCAGCGCCCAAGGCGGCAAGACGTGAACACAGGCAAGTGCAAGAACGGGTGCGGCCCATTGATAGAGGCGCACAGAATCGGTAGCGACCAGCAGCTGCGAATAGCCGAGGGCGAGAGCTGCTGTGAGTTGAGCGTCAAGACCAGCAAGGCCGACGATCATCGCTCCCCAGGGAGTCACCATTGTGAGTGGATCGGCCCAGAGGTTGGCGTGGTATTTCTGCGAAGCCTTGAACGGGTGCTGCAAGATCCAGTTGTTTTCGGCATCGAGCACGTCGTCGCCTTGGCGCATCAGCGCTCGGACGGCGACCGGCACCAAGCCGACCAACAGCAAAGGATTCCACGCATAAACGCTCGCCCAGATTGGCGAGGTCTCACGCACGCAGCCAGCAACCAGCGCAAGCAACACAGCGGCTGGCCAGAAGATCGGCAGCATGAGCGCAGCACCAAGAGCGAGCGCCATGCCAGGAGCGTCGACGAGTACGGGGCGACGCCACGCAAAAGCGATGCCTGGGAGAAACGCTACGCATGCCATCCACACCGAGCCCGCATAGGCCGCTGAGAGCGCGCCTAGGGCGACGATGGAAAGCCGCGTAGTGATTGTCCATCGGCGAGGATTCTGACCACACAGACGCGGCAGAAGCCATCGAAGATGGAACGGGCGAGCGACTCGCTGCTGTGCAGCTGCGAAGTAGCGAACGCCGTCAGGAGTCAACACGAGTGCCAGCCGTTGCTGCACGCAGCATGCGGTACATCGACTCGTCGAGCACATAGTTTGTGCCCTTGACGTGGCCGATCTTTGCGCCTGTGTGCACGAAGATCGGAAAGCCTGACGCCTTGGCGAGTTCGCAAAAGACAACGTCTTCGCTCACCCAAGAGTCAATGGCCATCTGCGGGTATTCGCCGAACCATGACCACTTACCGAGGCCGACATCTTTGCGCATCTTCTCAAGCACTGAGCGGTGGATGAGTAGAAACGCACAGCCGGTGGCGTCGACTTCGACCATTGCTGAGTCGGGGTAGTCATGCATGGCTGAGTAGCCGCCGTCAGGTTTCGACACAAACAGCGTTGGCACCAGCGTTGGAAACGAGCCTGCGTAGTAGCCGTCCTGGCCGAAACACAGACCGCCGACGATTGGTGCCTTGCGCTCGTGTGCGTGATGGGCGACAAGGTTGAAGTCATCAACAGTGAAGCTCATGTCGGCATCAACGAACAGCAGCCAGTCGTCGGTGCATCCTTCAAGGAATTGATGCACGACTCGATTGCGACCACGAGTGATGCCACCCCCGCTGCGCACATTGATGCGCCCAGCGAGGATGTCGCCGCGAGCTCGTGAGAGATCGCTGATTGAGATTGCAAAGTCGGATGCAACTTCACCTGGATCAAGCCAAGCGAGACAGACCGTGCCTTTGATGGCCACGAGAAACTCCTAGAGGGTGTGAGGGTGAGAGGGTGTGGGCTGGCCGACGACCCTCGGCGTCAGCCAGCCCACGAACTACCGGTCACTGATCGTCAGATCAGTAGCCCGACGGCGCAACGAAGCCCGTGCCCGAGCACACCGAGATGGAGTTGCTGCGGCGGTACGACGTGAATGCGCTGTAGCTGTAGACCTGCAGGCGGACCTGCATGGTGTTGGCGTCGGTCTCGAACAGCACGCGGCTACGAAGCGGACCTTCAAAGAGGGCCAGATCGGAGAAGCGAGCCACGATGACGCGGTCCTGGTTGGTGCTGTAGGTCGAGCCGATGTTCGGGTCAAGGTACACGGGGACACCAGCGATGGTGCCGACCATGCCTTCAGCCTGAACGTCAGACGAGACACCAACAGTGTTGAACGGACCACCAGCGGTTGGAACGACGAGCGGGCGACCATTGGAGTCAACCTGCGCGACAAGCCAGAACCAGCGGGAGGGGTTCATCACAACAGCGTCGGGCGGAAGGAAGCGGTTCTTCGCAACATTCGAGATGCCCTGAGCGATGGCGGCGTAGACGCCAGCACCTGTCGGCGTGGTTGCCGTGTAGGTGATGGTGTTCGTGCCGGTGTTGGTAAGGATGCCGGTATGTGCACCAGAGGTGCCAGCGCCACCAACAACTGCCGAGCCGATCGCCTGTGCGTGTGCAGCGATGAGGTCCGAGAACACAACCTGGTCGAAGTTGATCGGGCTTTGCTCAAGGAGCGAAAGCGCGAACAGCTGCTGTCCGGCGTAGGTGTTGACAGGGGCCGTCACCGTTGCCGTGGTCATGTCGACGTTCGTTGCTGCGTTGTTGTCGGTCTGAGCCGCAACAACTGAACCGGTGCTGATCTTCGGAAGGTTGATCGAGTCGGTGCCAGCTGGGAGCTCGTACTTGCTTGACAGGTCAGCGGAGACGCGGCCTGCGCGAGCCTGAGTGATGTACTGGTTGAGGAGCCACAACGGAGGAACGAACTCGCCGCCCTGGCCATCAGTGCGTGACATGTTGGTACGGGTTTCAACCGCAACCTCTTCGGCGTGACGCACAAGACGTGCGCGCGCTTCTGAATCAAAGCGACCAGGAGCTGAAGACAGTGCGAGATCCTTGAAGTAGGAGTGCTCGCCGCCCTTGCGGTAGGTCATTTCGCTGGACTTGACCGAGATGCGAGCTTCGGTTGCATCGGCTTCGCCGAGGTGCGCGGCTTCTGCACGCGCTTCTTGATCTGCGGCCACAACGGACTCCATTTCTGTGATGCGAGCACGAAGCTCGACGGTTTCTTCGTCGATGCCCGCGATAGCTCCGCGGATCTCGGCGAACTGTGAGGTCTCAAGCTCGTTGAGCTCTGAGCGTTCTTCTGAAGCAGGCACGGCAAGAAGAGCTTCAAGCTCATCAGCCTTTGCAGCCCGCTCATCAAGACGTGTGCGCAATTGAGCGCGCAGCTTGTCGAGGAACTCCATGGGAGTTTCCTTTCGTTGATGGATTGGGATGCCCAGGTGCGGAACGGGTGAAGACAAGGTGCCAAGGGCTACTTGGCGGCGTTGTCGACGGCGCGTCTAGCGGCGTGGGTTTTGTTGCTTGCCGCTAGGCGGCGTTGATGCGGACGGCAGCCAGTTCGGCTTGTGCGTCTGCGAGCGAGACTGAGCGCATCATCGGCTCATCCTCGTACATCTCCTCCGACATGCCTTCGGCATCTTCGGCTTCGTCAACTTCTTGCCACCAGTCAAGTGCGCAAAGCACGTTGACGAGGGCACGAAGTGACTGTGCAGCCGGTGATCCCGATTGCATCTCGGCGGCTTCGCCAGCAATGAGCTGGGCGAGAAGACCACGAATCTGATCGCAGAGATCTTCTTCGGCTGCTTCGGCTTCGGCGTGGAGCTCGCGCTCTTCAGCCTCTGGGTGAGCGGCGTTCATTTGTGCCACGGTTGCCTCACTTGCTGGATAGGTGACGAGGGAGGCATCGAACAGCTGCACCTCTTTGATTCGTCGTTCTGTGTAGTCCTCATTCCACGCTTGGCGTGTTACTCGGAAAGCGAAACTCATCTGGTCAACATCTCCACGAAGGACCGCCGAACGCACCGACTGTGCGTAGGGTGACTCAGGGTCAAGGTCGGCGTTGACCATCATGCCCATGTCGTCAGAGATCAGACGCATGGTGCCGGACGCTGTGCGTGCCAGGGCGATGCCGCCGTGATCGTAGAGAAGGCGCACATCGGCACCGTCTTTGATTGACTTGGCGGTAGCGCCACGCTCGACAATTTCCATCCAGCCGCCAGCCTCAGGACCGCCAGCGATTGGGTAGGCCACGTCGTAGACGGTGGCATAGCCGCGCAGGTTGAACTCGGTGTCGGTTGGTGCGGTGATCGTTGGGGCTGAGTCAACGACTCGAACTTCGACGCCGACCTTGCCGCGCTTTGTGGTGCGCTCGTCGGTCAGCTTCTTGCGTTGTTCGTCATTGAGACGATCAAGCACTTCTTCGGGCAGAGCATCAGGCCGCATTGTTCGGCTCCACAGGATCGGGTACTTCGGCAACCTTCGGGACGTAGTTGTCGCTCTGGTCGTTCTTGGTTGCGAATGGTGGCCACAGGTACTCATCGCCAAGATCATCTGGCAGCGGTGGCAAATTGTCTTCGGCGCGAATCTCGTTGACCGAGCGCACGCCCATTCGCAAGCGCTGGGTCTGAATGTCGACGCGCGTCTTGGCGTCGGTTCGCAGCAGCTCGTCGGTGGTTGCACGAATGTTGTCTGTGCTGCGCAGCAGTGCCGACAGTGCGTGTTCCATGCGAACGATCCACGGTCGAGCAGACAGCACCAGCAAGTGAGCCATCTTTGATTCGACATTGATGTAGGTGTTCGTGGTGCCGCCGTCTGCGCCGATCATCTCAGGCGGTACGCCGAAGATGCGTGCGATTGATGTGGCATTGAGACGTGAGGTCTCAATGAACTGTGATTCGTCAGGGCTGACCGTGATCGGTGTGAAGTCCAGACCAGCGCCGAGCACGGCGACTGAGCGATTGCCGTGGATGGCTTCGTTCCAGCGCTGCTTCATCACTGTGGCTTGTTCGCCAGTGAGCTGCTGGTCGGTGGAGAGCACAGCTGATGGCACTGCGCCATCGCCGAACCACTTCGCACCAAACGCTTCAGAGGCGAGGCCGAGGCCGATCTGCTGGCGGGCGTAGTCGATCGGGCTGAGACCGACTGGCGTACCAGGGACGGTGTAAGCGGGAACGTGCCAGAGGTCGCCGCCTGCCTGCCATAGATCTTTGCGCTCACCAAGCACACGAAACTCAAAGGGCCCGAGGGGGCCGAGGCGCACTACTGAGACGTAGTCGGGGTGGATGATCTGAATCTTCGTTGGTTCGCCGTGCGAGCCGGTTTGCTTGATGAGTCCGTAAGCGTTGCCACGAAGTAGCAGCGAGCGCATCACCTGCGCGCGCCAATCGGCAGCGCTCAGCGATGGTTCGTTTGAAGGATTGATGAGCAACGGGTGATCGGGCAGCTGCATCTGTACGCCGTCAGGCATGCCTCGGTAGGCGTGCCACCCAAGTGGAGCGGTGATGTCTGTGAGCAGATTCACACACGCCCACACTGCGGCAAGACGCATGGCCGAGTCGGTGTTGACCGTCTCGCCACTGTCTGTCGGGTAGTAGAAACCTGGCGGCGGGATGGCGGCTTGTGAGAGCAAGACACCTGATCCACCACTAGAGCGTCGTTCGGCCGCAAGGCCACGCAGGATACTCACGAAGCCTCCGAGTCAACGCCAGCTGAATAGCCAATCGCGCAGAGGCAGATGCCACCGACGATCAGTGCTGCTGGCCAGAAGATGAGAGCGGACCCTGCGACCACCGCTGCCATGCCGATTAGTTCAAGAACGGTGGACACGATCTGTGCGCGACGAATCATCGCAGCCACCTTTCAAGGGTGAGGGTTAGAAGATCTGAGCAGTTACGTCAACGGGCGGCGCAGCGTTTGCGTGCCATACCGCGCGCTCTAGTCCAGCGACGGCACAGATGCCGAGGTCAATGTGACGGGTTGAGGCTTTTGATTCTTTGGTGGGACGAGCACCGCGTGTGTCGTACTTCAGCACCATGTTCTCAACGTGGCGTGCCAGGCGTGGATCGCCTGAGTGCGTGAAGGTGCCGTCGAGCACGGAGTCGTAGAAGAGCTTCCATGCTTTGACCATGCGCTCTACCGCTGCCATCGGGTATTCGATGAGCGGCAGACCTTCGTCTTCAAGCACTTGCATGGATCGTTGCCAGCGGTACGGGTCCATGCCGATCTCAACGACTGGCATGGCGCGCGCTGTGTCACGAATGGATTGCTCAACATCGGCGACCGGCACTCGCCACTCGTTAGAGTCGGCGGGCTTTTCCCAAAGTCCAGTCACCCAGATGTGCGGTGTCTCTTCGACGCTGATGGCAACGATGCCGGTGCTGTCGCCGTTCCACGATCCATCGCCCATGAGTACGACGGGTGTGCCTGGTGTGACGACTCGATCGGGTTCGGCGAGTTTCGCCCACGCACCGTGTGGCAGTGCGGCTGTGTTGCCGACCACCCAGACGTTGGTGCGTTTCGTTCGGAACTCGGCCTCAGGTGTGCGCACGAGTGTCGACTTGAAGTCCTCAACGCTACACAGGTCGCCGTAGCCGGGGTTCGCTTCGGCCCACACTTTGGGGTCGGTGTGATCGGCTTCGGTTCCGGCTTTCGGTTCCCACCAGGCGAAGAAGAACGACGGGTCGTCAACTTCGCCAGCGGCAACGCGCTTGCCGTGTTGGTAGAGGCGGTAGCAGAGCGAGTCGCGGCCGAGGTTGTCGGTGCGGCTTCCTGCGGTGGTGATGCCGAGCAGCATCGGCTCACGACGAGCCGCAGCGCCGAGCTGCATCACGTTCCACAATTCGTCGTCGGGCTGAACGTGCACTTCGTCGAAGATGACGAAGGTCGGGCTCAGACCTTCTGAAGCGCCAGCCTCTCGACTGAGTACTCGGTACACCGAGCCAGTTGACGGCACTTCAATGGCGTCGCGGTAGATCTTTGATTCGGCAGTGAGTTCGGCGTCGAGCTCAACCATGCGCTTGGCAGAGTTGAACACGATGCGTGCCTGGTCACGAGTTGCAGCGCAGCTGTAGACCTCGCCGCCAGCGTCGCCTGTGTAGAGCGACCAGAGAGCGAGACCAGCGCCGAGCGCCGACTTGCCGTTCTTGCGTGCCATTCCGATGAGGCCGGTGCGGTGTCGCAGCAGTCCGTTGCTGTCGGTGGCGAAGAGGCCATCGAGCAGACGTTCTTGCCACGGTCGCATGACGATCAGATCGCCAGCATGACCGCCAACCGATTCCTTCACGACACGCCCGTAGGCGTTGATGAAGTCGGTCACGTTCGGACCAAGTGTCTTGGTGCGTGCGGTCGGCTTGAGGGTTACCCATCGCGGGGGCCAGCTAGGCGTTGTCTTTGCCACGGTTCTGTCGCAACTTTTCAAGGGTTGATTGCGCTTTCACTTCGGCGAGGCCGAGGCGAGAGCGGCCAGCAGGATCAAAGCCGAGCAGCGAGAGCTGCCCGATGATCTGCTTGTCAAGATCGCGCAACGCTTTGCGAGCGTCGGTTGATTGGGTCTGCATGACCAAGTCACGAAGCACTGCACGCTCTTCAATCGACTCACGCAACATGGCGCATGCCACGGTGTCAGTTGATGCAAGCCATGCCTTACCAGCAGCGAAGACGGCTTCAAGAGTGGTGACGGGGTCGAGATCGACAGGGTCAATGCTGAGAGCAGGTACGGCAGCGAGGTTGCTGCCACCAGGAAGAGCGCGCTTGCCGGGATTGCCCAGCGCTCGCTTCTGTTCTACGGGTTTCGGAGGTCGTCCGGCAGGCATGTGAACCCTTTCCGCGCATTTTTATGCAGTCTGGGCATTTCGCGGCGACACACAAAAGCCTTTCGGCGGGCGCTGAGAACAAACCGATTTCAAAAAAATCGGTTTGTCTCTGGATTTTTATGCATCGCACGATTTTCGTTGCATCGCTTGTGCGATGGCATCAAAGGCGAGGTCGGGTCGCCGGGCCTGACGTGGTCAGCGTGCAGTGAGTGCGGGTGCGATCGGTCTGCGAGGTAGTCGATCGGCTGGCCGCACAGCCAGCAGGGTGCTTCTATGCGCTGAGCTTCACGCCGAAGCGCAGCTCGTCTTGTCTTGTAGTCGCCCTGGTATTGGGGACGTGCACGATGTCGTGCGATGTTGCGTTGCGATGTGCATCGCTTGCAGCGAGCAGCGTTAGCAATTGCACCACAGTCGAGGCAAGGCTTCGACATTGCTGCCACCTTGTGTGTGTACGACAAAGGCGCCGCCGCTCGTGCGGTCGACGCCTAGTTGACGCACAGGGTACACGCTGAACCAACGCAAACGCAAACCACACCAAGCGTGCGTTGGGTTCTGCGTTGTAACCATGTAACCATTCACGCAACCTCTTCGTCTGTTTGTGTGAGCAGCGCGCGCCGTCGCTCGAGCATCCAGTCGCCGCGCTCAAGTGTGGAGCGCCGGCTGTCTTGGTAGCACGCAAGACACAGACCGGCGCGCAGGCGATCGTTGTGCGTGCCTGAGCAGTACGTCGAGCAGGCGACGCAGTCGCCGCCGCTGGCGGTTCGTCGTGGCTTGACGCCGCCTTCGTGGTGATTGTCCGACGGTGCGCCCCATCGGGTGACGATGTCGTGCAGCACTGTTGCTTGGTTGAGCATTTGGCGGGTGGTCTTGATGAGCAGCTGCAGTTCGTGGGCTGCTGGGTCGGGCTGGTCGAGGTAGCGATCGAGTCCTGGTGGATTGCCGGCAGCGTCGAGTCGTGGCGCTCCCCCGCCGCCTGTCGCTGTTGGGTAGCCAGGCTGAGCATCTCGCAGGTTGGCGAGGCAGTCGCCGAGGTGGATCTGCATCGCTGAGAGTCTGGCGATGATCTCGAGGTGCTGGCGCTTGAGTTCGGGTGATGAGGTTCGGGTCATGGTGGGCTCCTAGATCAGATCGGGCAGGTCGGGATTGGGGTCATCGTCGGGGTCTTGTTCGTGCTCTTCTGGGTGGTCCTGTCGCACTGCGCCGACTACGTCGGACGCACCGCGCCACTTGGACTCGCTGACAGGTGCGCCACTTGGGGTGTCAACCGCGCCAGTCTGCGATCCCTTGCCCCCCTTGACCGCGCCACCCGCGCCACTTTCAAGGGCTACCGCGCCACCGTTTTGCTGGCGCGGTACCGCGCCACCGTCGATTTCACCGCGCCGGCGCGGTTGAGCCTCAACTATTTCGTCGAGGATCGAGCGGTGATCGGCCGAGTCTTTGAGCATCTTGAGCGCTTGGCAGACCAGGCGGCGAGACAAGGTGCCTTTCATCAAAGCGACCGCATGGTTCTGTGAATCGCCAGCAACCACGCCGGCAGCTTTGAGCAGTTCCATGTTCTGAGCAGTGCCGTCGGGATAGGTGGCAGCGTTGCGGTCGATCTCGTAGGAGTAGCCGTCGTCGGTGGTGATGCGTTGAATCTTCACCTCTTGCGGCACCCATGCGATGCGAGAGTGTGTGCGCTCGAGGCGCACGCCTTCGCCTTGCTTGGAGTCGGTGCGGGTAAGCCGCCAGACCAGGTCGACGTCGTCGTTCTTGGCTGATGATCCTCGCTGGCCTTTGCTGGTGTCTTTGCCTGAATGGTCGGTGCGTAGGTAGGTGACGCCCTTGGCTTTCAGGGCGAGCCCTGTGTGGCGGTAGAACGCGCGCACGGTGTCGGCTGAGTCTTCGTCGCCTTCCACGGCACGGCCGAAGGTGTCGATGATCGCGAGCTGCGCCCCGGTCTTGTCGATGAGTCCCAAGATGGCGTTGGCACCTTCTCGAGTGTCGAGCGGTGGCAACGATGGCAGCAACGCATAGTGCAGCCGAGACAGGTCGTCGTCGGGTCCGTAGCCGAGCTCACCGAGTCGCTCGAGCAGATCGGCTTCGGTCATCTCGTAATCCAGATAGAGAACGTCAACCTGTTCGGCTCGGCGCTGGCCAAGCACACGCCGACCGGTGGCCGTGGCTGCTGCGACTGCCAGCACGATCGTCGACTTGCCCGCCTTGGCTGGCGCGTAGAGGGCAATGGCTCTGCCCTTCGGGATCACTGGATAGGCCAGCCACTCTTCGTCGGCGTGGTCTTGGTGCCAGAACTTCTGCCAGTCGACCAGGTGCGCCAGTTCGACGCGATCGGTCGGCGTCGGGGTCACATCGTGCGCATCGTCGTGCGTTATCTCGGTGACGCTGATGGAATCAAGCAAAGCGTTCACCGGTGCCATGTCCAGCTCATAGAGACGTGACGCAGCTGCACTGCGATCGCCCTGGTGATGGCGACAGGCGTAGTAGCCGAAGCGTGAGTAGCTGCCCTCAGGTAGCCAAGCGATCGAGCTCGAGAACACTGTCAACTGACCGCCGCCGCCGTGGCCGACTGTGGCGCTGATTCCTTCGCGCGCGTCCTTACCTGGTCGCACCCAGCGCTGCTCGCCATCGGGCATGGTCTGTGCCAGCGTCCAGCCGTCGCTGCTGAGCAGCTGTGCCCATGTGGTCTGCTCGTTGTATCTCGCAGCCACTGAGTCTGAGTCGCTGTGCTGCGAAGGTTGCGAAGGTTGCGAAGGCTCAGCGCGCGCCGTCAGTAACTCGACCAGCCACTTCGGTGCGCGCGCGATCTCGCCGATCTCTCCGCCGTCCCACTCATAGGGTCGACCGTTGGGGTGGATCGTTGGCGGTGCCACGCACTGGCCACCTTCGCCACGAATGTCGAGACCAGGGCCGAGCGCCGTCGATGCGTTGTTTCTGATGCTCACGCCAGCCGGCATGAGGAAGTAGCGATGCTGGCCACCTGAGCCAGTGAGCACCGTGGCCGTGTCGGGCAGTGGTCCGTACTGCAGCTCTAAGTCGGCAAGGGTTTCGTCGCCTGCCTTGTCGCCGCTCACGTCGATGTCGAGGGCGAAGATCGTGCCGCCAGTAGCAATGCCGACGCCGTGGTCTGAATAGAGACCGGTGAACCAGTTCTCGATCGTCGGCTTGTCGGTGGTGGCGTGGTTCTGCCAGCCACTCATCGGCGGTCGCTTCTCCCCTGGCTTGATCGGCAGCACCGGCAGACCGTGCTCGGCGTAGTCGAGTGCGTGGGCGAGCACGTTGGTATCGAACGACTCCAGCGCTGTCATGCGATCTGACTGTTCTTGATTCGTTCCAATCGAGGGCAATCGTCGTCGTGAACAACATTGACATGCATGATGTTTGAGTTTGGATCTTGTTCGGGGACAGTTTGATAGGCATCACATTCTTCGCACCCACCCGGAATCTGAAACTGATCAAGCAATGCACTCAGATTGTGAAGTGCTTCGTTGGTGTTGTCAGCAAATGAGAAACTCAAATCAATCAGAGACTTGACTTGATTCTCAGCGTCTAGAAGGCGCTTGCGTTTTCCAAAGTTTGGTCGATTGCTCATCACGCCACGTCCCGGTTCAGATCGTCAAGTTGCTTGATGACTTTCTTGAACGCTTTGCGCACCTTCAACTGATCGCGCTGCATGTCGATGAGGATCTCCCAGTCGTCTTTGCTGGTCATGCGGTCGACCATGACCTCGAGCGCGCAATTGCGTTGGTCAAGTTCTTCGATGCGTGCCAGCAGCTCGTCGATGCGGTCGGCTGATGTGTCGGCGGTGACATTGGCCAGCGTGGTCATCATGTCGTAGCGCGCCTGCAGCTCGTAGATGGCGTCAAGTGCTCTGCCGGCGTCGAGCACCATGTCGTCGACGTGTGGCCAGAAGCGCTGCAGCTTCAGCCCTGCGATTGCCTGCTCGATCTCTTCGTTGTTCATGCTGCCTCCCGTGCTAGTTGCCTGTAATGACTGCGAGCCTCTGCGGCCATGCGTCGGTCTTCGATGATTCGGAACATCTCTCGCTCGTGCAGCTGCTCAATGGCGCGCGCGTTCTTCGCTGTGACCTTGTTGGGCTGCAGCTGCAGCGCTGGTCGTTGCGCCTTTGAGCCGATGGCCTTGGCGATCGCTTGCTTCGTCCAGCCGTGCTTGAGCAGATCGTCGATGAGTCGCCAGGTCTGCTTTGCGTCGATAAAGGCACCGTCTGAGGCTTTCGATCGGCCAACTCCGAGGATCTTGTCGGCGGTTTGTGGTCGACACTTGGTTCGGTTGCCTTTGCGCAACTCTTCAATCGCTGACACTGAGATGCCGGTGAGCTGACTAACTCGTCGCTTGCCGATACCGACCTTGCTGAGCCAAAGCAGATGCTCGCGCGCTTCGGTGGCGTCGATGAATGCGGGCGTCGGCTCTTCAAAGCCGTAGCGCACTCGGCGTGCTTGGCGATCGCGCTGGCGTGCATAGGTGCGGTTGGTGTTGGTGCACGGTTCGCACCGACACTTCTCGACGACATACTTCGCCCGTGTGCCGTGCTCCCTCATCGCGCGCGGTGCTTTGATCGCAGCGGGTAGTGACGGTGCGGCTCTTGCCCTGGTGCGTACTCAAGCACGCTGGTGATGCCGTTCTTGTAGGTGAAGCGCAGCGTGCCAATGGGTTGGCCATCGTTGCCTTCAATGGTGAGCGTTTCGGGCGGGTCCGGCAGTGAGGTCTTGCTGATCTTTATCGATGGCATTAGATGTCCCCGTGGTGGTCGATGGTGCTGGTGTGTGTCTCAACTACTGCTCGGCAGTCGTTGCAGCGGTAGGTCAAGCGATCGCGCGTGCGACCGTCGTGGCCGAAGTCGGTGAGCGGCAGATAGCGCCAGCACTTCGCGCAGCGCTTTGTCTCGTCGGCGTCGAAAGCTGTGAGGAATGCGTCGAGGATCTCGCCCATCAGAGCCAGCCAAAGCGTCGACTGCAGCCAGGCCATGCGCCGTAGCCGGAACTAGCTAGGACTCGCTCAGCGATGTCGATCTGTTGTTCTCGGCTTGCTTCCCACGGGTGAGGTGCGAACTCTCCCCCGCCGAATGACAGCCAGGTCGAGTAGCTGCGCTGGTGCATAAACTGCAGACCGCCGCCGAAACCGTTGCCGGTGTTCGCTGACCAGTTGCCGCCTGTCTCGCACTGTGCGAGTTGATCCCAGCGACTGCCGTCGCCTACGTCGTAGTTCGGTGCCGTTCGTGGCGCAGCTGCGGTCGTCGTTGTCGTAATCGAGACCAGGTAAGCGTCGAGGTCGGCGAGGGCTTGGCCGGCAGCGGCGTGGAAGTCATAGCCAGCAGCTGTCGCTGCATCAAGTGTGAGCGGTGGCGTCTGTTGCGCTTCTGCTGGTGCGCTGCAGCGTCCCAGCGCAAAGGCTGCGCCGAGTAGGGCGATCACAGCGACGCATCCTGCGGCGGTTCTTCGGTGGTCAATTCGGGCTTCATCCATCGTGCTATTCCTCGGTTCTTTCTGGTGCAAGGTGCGCAAAGCACGCCAAGCACTGGTCGGGGTGTCGAGTAGGCGTCACCGCAGATCGGGCAGCGCCAGTTGTTGCTCAGTGGCTGAGTGCGTGTCGCCATGCGCTCAGCAGGTCGTTGATCGCTTCACGCTGCGTGGGATCGTTGGCAGCGATGCGTGCGAGGTAGTCGGCGAGTCGTTGCCCGGTTCGTCCGATGCGGCCAAGGTCGGCAAGCGTCTGAAGTAGGACGCGCTCGTTGCGTTCCTTGTCGGCAGCGAGCAGTCGATCTATGTCTGCCAGCGCGCGCGCATAGGGGTCGGGTCCGTGTTGCATCAGACGATGCGTCCAGTGCGTAGGCCGGTGGCTGATGCGATGCGCCTGAGTGCTTCGCTTGCTTCGGTGCTTGACCACAGTGGCGGAGTGATGGTGATGCGCTCTGCGCCCTGGGCTACTTCGACGAAGTAGTTGCCGATCTTGTCTTTGATGATGTTGAGGTGCGGTTCTTGCACGCTGTTCCTTCAAGAGATCGCAGGGCATCGAGTCGCCAAGGAGGGTGAGACTCGATGCCCTGCTGCTGTGGTTGGCAGGTAAGAAAGTGGGGTCGGCGCGGCCCTTCAGACGCGCCGACCCATACGGCGCACGCAGCCATTCGTAGGGGGAGCAGCTGCTTGTGTGCCCGAACTAGATGAGATCGCCGACGACTGCGGTGGCTGCCTTGTATTGCGCAGACCAGGTCTTCGCCGGGCTCATGCCCTTTGTCTTGGAGGGCTCTTCGCCGGTCCACTTGATTGCTAGGGTGCCGCCGGTCAGCGTGTCGCCAGCGGTGACGCCTGCAGCTCGCAGCGCTTCCTTCACGGCTCCGAGTTGGAAGCCCTTGCAGAAGAATCGAGTCTCATCGCCCGTGTCGGGATCGGTGCCGCTGAACACGAACTGCCACTTGGCGTCGCCGTTGGGCCACGTCTGTGGCTCGCCGGTGACGAAGTCGGTCACCTGTCGCTTCTCAACGTCGTCGATGACGATGCGGCGCACGTCGCCGATGGCGTCCCACTTTGCTGATGGTCCGCCTGAGCGGGTGAGTTCTCCGATGAGGTCTGTCATTTTGTAGTCCTGCTTTCTTGTGTTGGTTGGTTACGCAGCGATCGCTGCGTCGATGTCGCCTGTGATGCGCACGCCGTTCGCTTCCCACATCGGGGTAAGCGTTCCGGCGTTAAGTGCGCGGGCGAGGTGGCCGAGGCGTGTTGCCTCGTCGATAGTGAGAGAGCCGACTGCGTCGCCGAGCTCGTGTGCGGGCTGCAGCTCTTCGCCCATTGCGATCGACAGCAGCGAGCGCGTCAGGTCGTCATCGGCGTGATCGGCAATCGCCAGTAGTGATGAGGCGATGATGAAACGGCGCTCGGTGGTCTTGCCGCCTGCGCCGGTCATGTTGATTGCCCGGTTGGCTTTCTTTGCTGCAGCCATCACAGCGCCAAGCCAGGTGCGACCGTCGACAGTCAACGCGCGCGCTGCTTTGTTCACTGCTTGAGTCTCAGCAAGCCCAACCTCGCCACCTTCGTCGGCGGCTGGCTTGCGGGTGCTGCGCTTCTTGGGTGTCGCAGCTGCTGGTTCGCTCGGCTTCGGTGCCGGAAACTCAGCCTCCACTTCGCGCTCCATGATGGCGACGGCTTGCTCAATTACGTCGGCGAGATGGTTGGCGATCGGGTCGCCACTGCCGAGCGTTGGCACGCCTTCGGGCCATGAGCGTCGAATGAGATCTGAGTGCCCTGCGTCGATGAGCACCTTGAGTCGGTCGCGCATCCAGCCACGCCACTCGTCGTCGACGTTGCCATCGGCAGCGCTCAGGATCTTCTCAGCGGCTGCGATCTGCTTGGTGCGCTCAACGACATCGACCTCGACGGTGAGCGGCGACAGCGTCTTTGCTTTGCGCATCTGTCGCACAGCGATCGCAAGCTCAAGTGCTTCGGCACCAGTAGCAAGATCTAGCCAGTGCAGCTCGCAGACGCCGCTGCCTGGCTGCACATGAATGATGACGCCGTGCAGCTTCGACACCTCAGGCATCGGCTCACGAGTGTCTTCGCTGCCGTCCTTCGCTGCGCCCTGATTGTAGAGAGCGTCAGCGTTGGCATAGATCGACAGCTGCACAGCGAAGGCGAGAGCGCCGAGCAGTGACGAGCCTGTCTTGATGTCGGCGACGAATTTCTGCCCGGTCTCGTCTTCGACGAGCAGATCAAAGGTGCCTGCGATCTGGTGACGATCGTGGACAATCATGCGTTCGGCGAAGCCGTCCACGACGCGCAAGCGGGCGGTCGCCAGCGCATCGTGAACGGCTCGCACGTCGCTGCCGTAGGGGTCCGGCGCGACGAATGTGGGATCTGCCCATGACTTCTCAAGCATTCCGTGGACAGCGGTGCCGAGGTCTCGACGAACAGTTGCGCCACCTTGTTCAGCAGCTCGTTCGCAGATGTCGTCGAGCGTCTTCTTGTCGGTGTCTGGTGTCGTTGAGACCAGGGCGACGAGGTCGGGACGTTGTGCGAGACCCAGCGCAACCATGCGCTTGCCCCACGACAGCAGACCGCCTGAGTCGTCAAGCGCTTTGGCGACAGTGGTGGCGCGTGTGTAGCCGATCGGCTTCGCGCCACCTACTGGCAGCACTTGGTAACGACCCCAGCGGTCACGTCGGACAGGCTGCGCAGTGAGGTCGTCAACGATGCTTGAGAGTTGCTTCATGTAGCTCATGTCCTTTGTGTGAGGGTTAGATGGCGACGTAGTTGCCGCGCAGCTTGCGCTTGTAGGCGTTGTTGGCTTCGGTGCAGTGCTCGCACCGGCAGCCCGCGTTGTATTTCGCTCGGCTGCCGTGCTTGGATTTGTTCGGGATGATCTCGCGGCGCTTGCGCTCTTCGGTGATCTCTTTGCCAGCGATGCCCGCCCAGACGCCGTAGCGCTCAGGGTTGCGGCTGATGAAGTCCAAGCACTGCTCAATCACCGGGCAGCTCGCGCAGATTGCCTTTGCGCGCGCGACGCCTTCCCAATCACCTCGCACCGGGAACATCACGTCGGTGAGTCCTTTGCACGCCGCTCGATCAGACCAGTGGCTCACAGTTCGGCCATGCCTTGGTGATGGGTGACAAGGTGCATCTGCACCTGCTCGGTGAGCGCTTCGTACTGATCGCGCCACCAGGTGGCAGCAAGATTTTCGTCGCTGCCTTCGGGCTGCTGAATTACTCGCTCAAGTTCTGAGCCGAGTCGCTTGGCCGTGTTCTTCCACAGCTCAATCTCAACGGCGTTGCGCTGCAGCTGCATCGCCTGAGCGACGATGGTCTGCTGCATCTCTTTGGTGTTGGCGCGTCGGAAGATCCTCACGTCGGACCACACGAACGCTGGAAGGCGATCTCGGCTTGCAGTGCGTCGACGAGTCGATCGAGGTGAGCGATGCGTCGGCGACAGACCTCAAAGGTTTCGATGGCGTCGCTGAGCACCTCGCGGTCAATCTCAGCTGCGAGGAACTCTTCAAGCAGTCGCGCTTTCATGCGGTCGATCTGATGTTCGTTCATTTGTCTCCGATCATCGACATCAAGGTCGTGAAGGATTCGCCGCTCATGGCGACGTA